GAACATTAAGCAAAGGACGTCCAGTTAATGTAAACAGTAAACGCCAACAGGCACTAGCGGCTAAAGTAAAAGTTGCTGAGTAATTGAATGTGTGAGTGAAAGAGTGGGAGCCGTAGGGGCTCCTACTTTCGTGCTAGTGCGGAGGCACAGGATGTGTGGAGGCGGAAGATTATAGGTGTAAGAGCCTTGTACGTACGTATGCATATATTGAACGAGTATATCCATGCGCGTTACTATCCCTATAGCGGTACGTATTTGGCAAACAGGGGCATTATTAATTTATAGATCTTATACAAAATTTATGCATCGATGTGTATATACTTATATAACCACAACACACCATACCACCACACCACACATTTCCAACTAACCCATTTTACATAAAATTCACAAAATTGCGATCAAAAATAAACTAAAATTTTCTTGGAATCAATAAAATATATACGTATATTTGGCTTTCGGAGTCCTACTTTTTATATTAAATAAAAATAAAAAATATGAAAAAATCAATTTTACAAATGTATGCTTGTATTGGATTTCTAATTACTATGACATCATGTATGACTCCATATCATACAAAATATCAAGCAAAAAATCTAAAAAGTTTTAATAAATCTCATAATTATATGAGACATAATGTATCTCCTCGTGAACGTGGAGATTATAATGATAAATCAGTTCGTCAACAAACACGTAAAACATTATATGGTAATTAGTATTATAGTAGCAACAATAATTGCAGTAATTTGGGTACGGGGTATTAGCCGTATGAAAGATAATCATCCAGATTACGATGGTAAAGATTTATTTAACGAATAAAAAACTAAAATATATGTCAAAAAACAGTCCAAAACAATCGCTAGAAACCATAAAAGAATGGCTTGCGTGGGTAAAAAACACCAAAGGTAAAACAAATGTTACACCATACGGTAAATAGGTATAATGATAGAAAAACGATTTAAGCCGATTAAACAAATCTCACTTGAAGAGGCAGCATTATATGTTTCTGCTGATGAAGATTTTAATAACAACTTTATATGTTTTTATACTGTAAAACCCTCCGATGATCCTATATATTCTTTTAATAAAGGTTGGGAAACAATAACTTACTACACGGCACGTTCTAAAAAACCTATTCCTGGTGATGGTGAAGGGAAAGAAATAATTTATATTATGTCTAATTCTGCTATTCCTGATTTACTTAAAATTGGATACACTGGAAAACCTGTTGAGGAACGTTGTAAAGAACTTTCTAAAGCAACAGGTATTCCTGTTCCATTTAAAGTTGAGTATATATTTAGGTTATATGGGCGTGGAGAGGAATTAGAGAGGGAGATTCATCGTTATCTAGAACATAAACGTAATACATCACGCCGTGAATTTTTTGATGTGACTTTAGATGAGGCTATTGCCGCTATAAAGAAAGTTGGAGAAAAATATATTTAATTTGGATATTGCAAATATTTATATTATATTACTAACTATTAAAAAATTAAATCTTAAAAACAAAATGAAAAAATTATTTATTCTATTTACTTGCGTAGTATTCTTCTCCGCTTGTAACTTTAGTGCTACTGAAACTACTTGTACTTCTACTGAAGAAGTTTGTGATTCAACTGTAGTAGTTACTTCAACTGAAACAGTTGATACCAGTACAAATACTATAGAAGCTACAGCTACTAAGTAATTAGATAAACAGGCCTCGTATTTATATGCGGGGCCTTTATCATGCTTTATTATGAATATCAAAAATATATTTGATGCTTTTAACTCGGAAAATTTCCAAAACGATGATGAAACATCGCTTTTGATGGATTTTTCCGAGCATCCTTTATTTTGGATTAGTGGATTTAATAAAATTATTGATAACCATTTATTTTTTACTCAGTACACTGTTAAGGCTTTTAAAAATATTTCCCCTGATATAAACATAAATGAACTAGAGAAAGCTGGTGAGGAGTTAATGTTTAGGAAAGCATGGGATTATATTAAAAGTATTGATTTGAATAAAAATTTTCATATGGAGTGTATTAAAAATAAGGCAAGTAAAGATTTTTCATATAATTTACAAATTAGTATACAATTTTTTGAAATGTATGAGGAATATGAAAAATGTGTTCTTTTAAAAAATATTAAAGATTTAATTGAAAGTTTTTAAAATAGCTTGGCTTCCTTAAATCTCGATCGTATATTAAAACCACGGGTTTTTTAATAAGAGATAGATAAGAAATAAGAGACGCGTGATTGAGTAAAACGGGATAAAAAATATATAAATATAAACTTATGAAAAACAGAGAAGCAGCTCTTAAGAAAATTGATCAGATCGATTCTTCTTTAAAGAAATTAATTTCGTATCTTAAAAGAGGCGAAGAACAATCTTTTAATAATACATTAGAGGATATGAATGATCAGATTGATCAACTTCGAACATATATCGAAACAGAACCTATTGCAGGATTTGAAATGAATACATCAGCTCGATAATTATGAAATTAACAGAAGAACAAATCAAATCTAATTGGGATGAGTTCATTGGTTATATTGATACTTATATCTCAGAGCCACGTAAAGACGTTTTAAAGGCGTTCTATGAAAAATATTCGGAACGTATAGCACTTATGCCGGCCGCTCATAAAAAAGAATATCATAACGCTTTTCCTGGCGGCTATATTGAACATGTTAACCGAGTTATTAAAGCCGCTATTGAATTTGATAAAGTATGGTCTCAATTTGGAGTAGTTAGGAATTACACTACAGAAGAATTAGTATTCTCAGCTATGAATCATGATTTAGGTAAAATGGGAGATGAAGAACATGAAGCATATATTCCTCAAACAGATCAATGGCGTAAAGATAAATTAGGAGAAGATTATAAATTTAATGATAAACTTGAATTCATGTCAGTTCCTGATCGTGGTTTATATTTACTTATTCAGCATGGTGTTTTATATACTAAAAATGAATTCTTAGCAATTAAATTACATGATGGTTTATATGATGAGGCAAATAAGCCATATCTAATAAACTGGGCACCTGAAACTAAGCCTCGCACTTCATTAATATTTATTTTACATCAGGCTGATTTAATGGCTTCGCGTATTGAGTTTGAACGTGAATGGTTTCCAAAATTATATGGAGAAAATTTGGCTCCACAAAAAAAGAATAGTACATTAAAGAAAGCAGCAATTAAAACTAAAGCATTAAGTAATATTAAAAGTGAAGGTTTAAAAAGTGTAATGCAGGATTTTTTTAACGATTAATAAATAATAAATTAAAAATAAAGGTTGTGAGTTTATACTTACAGCCTTTTAATATTTAAAGCTATGATTATATTTACATCAATACTTTCAACTATTGTAGTTATATTAGTTTATACTAATTATAACTTATTAAAGAAAAATGAAAAATGTGAAGATATTATTAAGTCATATGAAAATTATATGGTTAATTTATCTAATACTATTGGATTTTCTGAACAAAAAATAAAAGAAATAGATTCAAAAGGTACATTTTCTAGTGATGATGAAGTAGGATTTTTCTTTAAAACATTACAGTATTTACAAGAACAATTAAATAATTTTAAAATAAAGTAAATATGAGTAAAAATTATTTTACCCAAGATACTGAGGATGCTATAGTAGCTTATAATTTAAGTTTAGATTTTGTTGAACGTAGTAGAATTTATGATACTAAAATACACTATGCTTTTTTTAAATTAACTCAAAATATTATTCATACATTTAAATTTTATTATACTGAGGTTGAAAATATCGAAGATTTACAACATGAGATTGTAGTATTTTTATTAAGTAAAATACATTTATTTGACCCATCTAAAGGCGCTAAAGCATATTCATATTTTGGAACTATAGTTAAACGTTGGTTAATTTTATATAATGAAAAAAATTATAAAAAACGTGTTAATTCAGTGCCAGTATCAATATTAGAAGAAGATAATGGACATACATATGTTATTGAAGAGAATAATTCTCCAAGTGATAAATTAGGACACAATGATAAAATATCTTTATTTACAGATTTATATATTGATCATTGTACTACAAATATATATACCCTATTTCCTAAAGAAGGTGATGCTAAGATAGCAGATGCTATACTTGAGTTATTTAGAAAACGAGATGATTTAGAGATATTTAATAAAAAAGCATTATATATCTATATAAGAGAAATGGTAGATGCAAAAACTCCTAAAATTACTAAAATAGCTGATAGACTTTATGATATTTATAGAAATAGCTATGTGTTCTATTTAGAAAACGGATATATAAAATTTTAATTTTTAGTATTTATAATAAATATAATACTATGAGTAGTTTAGAATCTGATATTTTTGGTGATAAAAAGTTAAAAGACTTATTTCAAGAAATTTATCAAAATCAAAAGAAAAAAGAAAAACAAATATCTGTCTTAATTGATGAACTAAAACCATTAATTGATGATATTGGGGATGCTACCTTAGTTGTTCCATTAATTAAAGAATATCTAGAATTAGGTGTTAAAAATGATGAACAACTTATTAAAATGGCTACCATTATTCAACGTTGTATAGCAAATGATAATAATGGAGGTGGAGAAAGTAATTATCTAATTTCAGATGAAGAAAAAACTCAGTTATTAAATGAGATAAACAAAATTCAAGATAATTTAAATAAAAATGGCGAAAACTAATTATGGATTTAGTGCTCTTAACTCTAGATTAAATTCTCAATTATCAAATTCTTCTAAAACTACTCCTTCTAATCTAACAGCTGCTAGAGTTATTTCAATTATAACTGATAGTTCTCATCCTAGATTTAAAGAATTAGGAGGATGGTCAGCTTTAGGTGCTATAGAATATGATTTAATATCATCTCCTAGTTTTG